GTTATGCTATTAGATGTCATTATTTTCCTCCTTTAAATATGTATAGAAAAAGCTATAAATTAGCTTAATCCATTTAGCAATGATAAATTGCTGGTATTATTAGCTATACCATTATTCATTTTCTTTTTTAGACTAGCAATAAGTCCTTCTCCAACGTCTTTTCCGGTCTTGTGGCCATCTTTAACATCTCCATTAACATTAACTTTAATGTCAAATTTATTAGAAGAGTTACTTGATTTATTAGTGCTTGTAGAGAAGTCTTGTGCTCCAACCGGTTGATTAAGCATTCTACTAGCCATGCTAGTATGGTGATACATCTTATTCAATCCTTCTTGGGTTACTTTTGCCGCAGATACACTATTAGTATCTGAAGTGTTAGAAGACTTTGCTTTTGTTGATTTACTTTTACTAGAAGATTTATTGCTATTTTTGTCCATAGACATATATTTTGATATGCTTTGGAATGGTTGCATAGCAGAGGATACTTTTGAATTCTGTTTAGCCTTATCTTTATCAGATTTTGATTGTTTAACACTTGTACTAGACGTTCCTGTACCGTTCTTTCCAATCAATCCATTTTGCGCTTTAGATACATTTAATAAGTTAGCCGCTTTATCTAGTTGTCGATTATCAGAATCAATATTTTCTTTTCTAGCTCTGGCGTTAGCTTCTTCCTTCTCTTTATCCTGATAGTTTTGTGCGTTATCCGCAGACTTATTACTACCTTTTCCAGTAAGGAAGTCGCCAACTTTTCCAAATATATCAGACCCCAATAAGGAACCACCAATTCCTCCAGCAAGTCCTAAAGCACCCCCAACAAGAGTACCAGCCCCCGGTATCACTGATCCTAATGCGGCACCGGTTGCGGCACCTCCTGCCCATCCTGCCATTCCTCCGGCCATTCGTGACCCGGACCTAACAGCTTGCTTAACAGGGTGCTTTGATCCAAGGACATCTGAGGCAAGTGCGCCGGCGGCTAGAACGTTTCCTGCAACTCCTAGCCTATTACCCCATTTTCCAGCAAACTCCCCAACACTTCCAAGAGCACCTCTTCCTTTTTCTAAAGCACTAGAAGTAAATCCGCCTACTTTGGAATCTCTAAATCTTCCAAACAAGTTTCTAGCTTTTCCACCAATTTTAGAATTACTAAATCTAGCTTCTGCTCTATCCGTAAAAGGGGCTCTTCCAGAAGTTCCGAAGGTTCCTTTTACCTTAGCGGTTCTTTCAGATGAAGAATATCCACCAAGGGATTCTCCTTCTTTGTAAGCTCCTGCTTTAGTAGTATAACGTCCACCACTTCCAGAGAATTTACCGTCAGCATAATCTTGTATTTTGCTACCGACATAGCTACCTGCGGCTTGTGTTCCAGCGGTTGTTGCAATAGTGGATAATAAAGATATTATGGTAGTCATCCAGCTAGGAAGTCCTCCGATAAATCCTAGTATACCACCAACAGTCTTTTCTATTACATCATTACTTTGACTAATTCTTTTTTCATATTCAGATGCTTGCTGGTTTCTTTTTGCTGTAGAACTGTCATCATACTTAGCCTGATTTTCTTGCCGTTTAAATCTACCTGATTTTTCAAAATCATTAATAGTCTTTTTTTGCTGAGATTCTGAAAGGCTACCATCATCTAATATTCTAGATATTGTATCTGCATTTTTAATAGATTTAATTCCAAAACTATGCTGTAATACTAATGCGCCACCACCATTGTGCCCTCCATACATATCAGACATTCTTCTAGCTAAATCAATATTATCTGGGTCAGCTAATCCTTTGCTTAAATCTTTTTCAGCATTAACCGCTCCTCTAAGTCCACCATATCTTTCTGGATTTGATTGGACTTTCATTTGCAGTAACTGTTGATTATTCCCTTCACTGGCCTGTATATAGCTATTATCCCATTGGTTTAATGATTGTTGTCCTTGGCTACCTTGAAGGCTTCTACCTCCTTCTCTTGCAGTTATTCCTTCTACACTGGCAAGCCTTTGAATGTCACTTGCGGACAAATTTCTATCTTGGCTTGTTTGATTAACTAAGGACGTTAGTGTTTGTGCCTGCTGTTGTTGCATACCCTGCGTTCTTGCATAGACGTTCATTCCAGTAACAGAGTTATCTAATGATTTTAAATCATTATTGTTATTTATAGCACCAGCATTAAATAAAGAGGAAGCATAATCCATATACCCAGATCTGCCAATACCGGTGTTATTACCGGCTTGTTCCATCTGGTCAACCATTCCCATATTAGTGGCACTATTACCACCAGAATAGCCATTTCTAGAAATAGCTAATTGATACATACTAAGGCTATCTTCCAAACTATATCCATTAGACCTCTGTTGGTTAATAGAAAACATTTGATTCCTTATAGATTGGTCATTAGCGCTATTAGTAGAATAAGCTAAGTTGATACTAGTATCATCAGTAGCAGAGTTTAGTTGCTTACCTTGCTGATATTGAGAGCTAATTAATCCAAGCCCTCCGGCAACGGTATGATATCCAATAGCTCCAGCTCTCTGCGCTAAGAATCCCTGAAAAGTTCCTCTACGGGCTGATACAGTCATATCACTATTACCATCCATCTGGGATTGTTGATCCTTCAATTTGGAAGTAGTTTTATCTATTTCACTGTTAAAACTCTTAATAGATTCTATTAGCTTAGTGTTAGCTGTTATTTCATCATTTAGTTTTTGAGTAGTTTGATTTCTAGTAAATTCATCAATGTTACTATTATGATTAACTTCATTAATACTTGCTCTAGCAGAGGATATTCGCGTTCTTGCGGAGTCTATCCGATCATTATTTCTAGCGGATATATCTGATAAATTTGATAGTCCTTGCTCATTATCGTAATTAAATTGGTCATATCCCTCAGCACTGATTCTATTACCAGACATAGCAGAACGGAATCTAGCAGATTGCCTACTAGATAATCTTCTCATATAACTTCTGTCTTCTCTGGTATCTAATTTGTCCATATAAGAAGAGTCTGTATTAGTATATCCATCATTAGCCGCTTGTTGCCTGCTTAGATTCGTATAACCTCTAGGAGTATTAATATTCATTCCTGAGATAGAATTAAAAGATCCCCGGGCATTATTCATCATTCCATCTAGGGCACCATTTAGAATACTAGCGTTACCACCAGCACCATTGCTTCGGAAATTATCAAAAGTAGAGAGTAAGCTTTGTGCTTCTTGCTCCAGTTGTCGCATAGATTGAATAGCTTCCTGCATATTTGATACAGAAACAAAGTCACCTTTATTATGCAGACTAGACTGTAGTTCAGAAATCTTTCTTGCTTGCTCTTCAACTTGGGAAAGACTATTAAGTGCAGAGTCCGTTTCCGCTTCAACTTTAAATTTATAAGAGTTATCTGCCATTTTTATTCCTCCTCTCTATTTTTTGTAAAGGCTTCTATTGTCTTAGATATTGTCTTCTTAGTCTCTTTATTCTTGCTCTTAATATACTTATCTTGTTGCTTAGCAAGATTATCTGCTTCTAAGGTATCTATGTTTTCCATTTTATCCATATTATCGGATTGTTGATCTTTAACCTGCTTTAATAAGTCTTCTTCACCTGTTCCATCAGTAGGATCAAAATCTTCAGAATATTGCCAAGAGTCATCCAAGTCATTGAATGAACTGGTAGATACAACTTGCTCACCATTAGCGTTAGCCTGAGCAATAGCCTCTCTACGTGACTTTTCTTGCATTCCATATAAAATAATATTTATTTGGTCAACAGTAAGATTTTTAAAGCGTTCATCTGTTGGTAGGACTTTAAAGTGGTCCATTATAGTAAATAAATTTTGAAAATAAACTGTTTTTACTAAGGGTGTATAATTTCGTCTATGATCGAAATCGAGACATCCAATTATTAAAGTCTACTCCAATCTCGTATAACCACGAAAGAGTTGGCGGATAAATCTTATCATTATCAGCTAATTGAACAGGTACTTTAGTTCCACATACATTTAGGGTGGCTAGTGCAGTATAGGCAGTATAATCAAACATATTTTGATCTAGACCTGTTCCATCTAACCACTTCTCTCTAAGTGCTTTAATCTTAGCGTCCTCAATAACGTTAGGTGCCTTTATTTCTACATGAAATTTCTCGTTATCTTCAGAGAAAATATAGTCTTTTGAGAAGATATCATTAACTCCCTGAAGAATTTGATCAATATCTTTAATTGACTTCTCACTATCTTGTTTATGAAGAGCATTAGCTTCATCATCAGTTAGCTTTTCTCCATTTTCTGACCGCTGACGAAGTTTAGTTAATTCGTCTTCGGTGTACTCCTTCTTTTTGTTACTACCGGGATACTTTAAAGCTTCTATTTCTTCTTTAGTATAGCTATTTTTTTCCATATAAACCATCCTTTAATAATAATATAATTTGCGGATTCTAAATATAGTATAGTATATACAACAGTATTAATATAAGCACTAAAAAAATCCCCCGTATATTGAGGGATTTTAATTATCACTTCTTTTGTGTAGCACTCGTAAAGTTAAATACCGCTTGTTCTGTAACCAATTGGTTAGCACGAACTTGCAAGTTATAACTAACAGGTGTACAATGACTATACGAAGCTAAAAGGTTATGAGTATACTTATCTTGGATAGTAATAAGGGTATCTCCTTGCTTTAGAACATCTTCTCCTAGAGCAACAATACCAGCACTAACCATATCGTTAGTACGCATTCTAATTCCTTCTACCGTAAGTTGACCATTATACCGCATAAATACATATTCATATGGCATATAATCACCAATACCCCAAACACCAG